AACCGTTGAAGGCGACACCGCCGATTGTCCGCGCGGTCGTCAACGTAGCCGCGGACCCCGACCACGCCCCACCCGTGAGCGTCGCCGTGCCATCTGAAAAACTCGTCCCGGAGACTGCCCCCGTGAAAGTTCCGGTGGTACCAGAGACTGCCCCCGAGAAAGTTCCGGTGGTACCTGAAACGGTCGCGGCGGAAACGGTCCCCGTGGCAGTCAGATTGGTGACGTTCAGATTATTGACGGCGAAAGCACCGTTGACTGTCAGATCGTTTTGAACGGTACAATCACCGAGCACATCCAATGTGATGTTATTCGCGTCGGCGGTTATGGACGTATCAGTCGAACCCTGTTGGGTGTACCCGATACTCAGACGTTTAGGGGTTTCGTCGCCGTGGTGGATGATTCCGACGTTCTGGTTCGGGTAATTAATAATGATCCCCGTGTCCAGACCAACTTGTGTGTTGTTGTGCGCGACGCCGATGATACGATCTTCGACCACCAAATCCGTGTTCTTAATCTCGGTGATGGTCCCGTTATGAAAGTTGATGTTACCTTGGACCTCGAGATCACCGTTGACGTGGACATTCCCGCTCGTGGTAAAGGCGGTCGTAGGATTCGTAAACTGGATGATATTATTGGTCGTGTTTCCGTAAGAAGTTACGGTTTGTAAAGGTGGTTCGAACAGGGCGGACGCGGCTGAGCCTGACTCGGTTATTTCTCCGGTCCCCTTGTTGTACATAAGAAAAACGATTTCCGGATCCGAGAAATCCTGCCGAAAACGGATGGGAGAAAGATAGACTGCCGATGGGTTCGTCGCCTGCAAGGGAGTATCACTCGCGTTAAACACTATGGTGTTCTCTGCCTGATTCTCCAAAGCGTGCTTACCAAACCGAATTTTGGTGGATCTTTCTACCGTCGGTAAGTTTTTGACCATAGTTACTATAGTCTGGTATTTTTAATTGGCGTATAAAAGTCCCGCCATGCCGTTCTCTATGCGTAGGATGTTGTAATTGACGGCGTATATAGGGTGATTGATGGGCATGCTGTCGCTCACGATCTTGACACTCTCGAGTCGAGAAAAATTTAGAGTTCCCGTAGGCTGCAGCGATGACGTGCTGAGACAAAAGCAGTACAGGAAGAAATCGGGTGATGTCACGAAATTCGTGTGGTAATAGTTCTGAACATCGATGAAATGCGGCTTCCCCCATCGCGGCGTACACAGATCGAGTCCGTTGATGGTGATCTTCACTCTGTTCGTGGGACTCGTGAGCGCGCCGTCGGTCGTCGTGTCCGAAGAGGCGATATATTTCACGGGGTGTGAAAAGTAAAGTTCCTGTGTGGTATGGTTCGACGGAATGTTCTTTTGAACCTGGGTGATTAACAGATCATGCTTTCGCGAGGCTATGGCGCCGCGTTCGCTGTTGTCGAGGTAATAGTAGTTGGCGAACATCTCGACGTTATAGTTCGACGCTTCGCTCGCCCAGTGAATTCGTACCTCGACGTTATGATAGTTCAAAGCGACTAAGGGAAGAGCGCACTGCGGCCCCTCACAAAAGAAGAATCGGAGGGGATAAAAATACGAGCGCGCGGACACGCCGGGGTGCGTCCCGTTCGCACTCTTACTCACGTTCTGCGCGAACGTATCGATGGCGATCTTTTCGGTGAAGATAGCATCTTGTGAGTCGATCACGGCCCCGCCTATGAGCAATTCCACCTTATCGATGATAGTGTCCCAACGTTGCGTGTCCAACGCTTGCGTGGTATCGTCCAGCGTGAGGTAACAGTACCCCAGAAGGTCGCCCGAACGTTCGAACTGGACGCTTGACATTGAATTGTTTTTCACAGCTCCATAGATTGTTTGCTTTTCGATGGACTGGGAAAAATTCGAGTGTCGTTTGAAGGTGCTGCTGAAGAACGAGATCTCGGGTTTCCCCATGATGAACTGGTCCTGAGCACCTATGGCGATGAGCTGGGTGATTCCCGCTGACATCGTTACTACTACTATGTGAGAAAATTACAGATTGCCTTTAAGACACGTGAACTTGACGATGAGATAGTTCGGGGTACCCGCCGTGTTCGGTAAGATTCCATCGCCGTCTTGATTCATGATATTCACGGTAAATTTATCAACCTTCCTCAGTGGGTTTATGTATTGCGTGCTGACGTCGTAATCACCCTTAAAGTTGGTGATGTGATTCGCGGTACCGACGGCGGTGACATCGGAAATTAAAGACGCGAAAACACCCTTGATCTTACCGATGGTTCCGACCCCGTTGAGCACGGGGGTCGCCCTGTCGTTGAAGTTGGAATCGAGTTCATCGATACTGATGTAAATGTGTTGATTAGACGTCTTCGTGTGAACGTGCGCGGCCAGGAGTTTCGCCTCGACGACGTTCTTGAGTGGAATTTCCAGGTAGCTGGTGAAAGTGTTCGCAGCCGCCTGACCATTGGAGTCGATGGTGATGGTGTGGTACTCGTAATTGAGATCGGGAACCATGTTACTATACGTTTAGATTAAAGATCCGCCGATACCCCCGGAGATGGAGTAGCCGGCGTGGTCGGCGACGAGACCCTGCGCACCGCAGAGACCGCCCGGGGTCAGAGACTTGCTGTAGGGGCTGCCGTTAGGAGCGCCGGCGACACACTCCTCGCTGTGGTCGAGATCGAAGAGGGATCCCTGGCTGACGGCGTTGATGGTGATCGGCCTGGGTTGGTACCCGGAGGACCCACCCTGGAGGACGGTCAGGACACAGATGAGACCGAAGAGGACGGCCATGTACATGAGCGCGCCGCGGTTGGTCTTGTTGAATTTGAGGAACATATTTACTATATGTCTACAAAAAAAGTGCGTTAAAGAGAAACGTAATAATTATTATTAGAGGGTAGAGATGGACGACATTACCCTGGACCGTGGACGTACCAACGTGATGAAATTGGATGCTGACGAACAGGCTCTTTATGATGAGATCGAAATTTCCGTACCTCGCGCCAAACCTGTCCCACGCCCGCAGAAGAGCGCGTTCGGTACCCGCCCTCCTCCGCAACACCAGGAGGCAATGGATGCATTCGTGAACCCGGATAAGCAGTCCGTTCCCAATGCAGCACATCCCATGCAAAACGAAGAAATCGATTACGGCGATGAGGACGATGAGATGGATTTCGACGACGACGACGGTCCCGGCACGCGATCAGAGGAACAGAAACCCACTCAGGGGTACACCTCCATCGACGAGGAGAAGAGTGATCTCTTGAACAAATTAGCTCGCCTGGAGAAGAAAGGATTTACCGTGAACAAGAGACTCAACGCGTACTCGAACGTCGAGGAGCTTCGGTCGGAAGTAAAAAGAATCACGTACAGCATCGATGTCGAGCAATCGATTCGATTCTCGCGACGTATGTTGGTGGCCTGTGTCACCGGTCTGGAATTTTTGAACAAGCGCTACAATCCGTTCGAGATTCAACTCGAAGGTTGGTCCGAATCCGTCATGGAGAACGTTGATGACTATGACGGTGTCTTCGAGGAGTTGTACGTCAAGTACCGATCGAAGGTCAGTGTCGCCCCCGAGGTCAAGCTGATCATGATGCTCGGCGGCTCTGCGATGATGTACCACTTAACCAATTCGATGTTCAAGACTGCCATCCCGAACATGAACGACGTGATCAAACAAAATCCAGAGCTCGTGAAGAATATGATGTCCGCTGTGCAGAACACGGCACCGAGGAACCCCGACGAGCCGTTCGTGGAACCCCCAGTGGGCGGTACGGGCAACTATGAGATGCAGGGTCCCGGACTCGATATTGCGAGCTTGATGGGTGGGATTTCTATGCCGCCTCCTATGCCCATGAATTCTAACTTGAACGCCGGTGGGAGCCGACCGCCCCCGATCGAAGAGGAGGATGAGTTGAGCGATATTATGTCTATTTCAGGCGAGAGCACAGGCGGAGAGATTAAGGAGGTCAACGTCGAAGGGGGTAAACCGAAAAAGCGTCGCAAGACGACCAAAAAGAATGAAATTAATTTGTGATGTTAATAATATATGATAGCGTATTGCCCGCTGGAGGATCTCGAACCTCCTCCGCAGCGGCGGCCCGAGGTGGCCGTCGCTCCCCA